TTATGCTTCCAAAGGTAAGTGGGTTGACCACCCATTTGCGGAGTAGGTGTAAAGACCTTCGGTTCCTGTCCATGAAGGATAGGAGCCGGGGGAGAGGGGAGACAAAGGATTGTTCTGTTATTTCCATGGCCTTGATTGCTGGAATCACTTATGATGAATCCCATGCACTGTTTGCAAAATGCGGGAGGACGTTTAGACACGGGACTTCTGCAAAGAAGGTTGATGGGGTTTTCTATGAACTTGGTATCAAGCATAAACGGTCTAACATTGAAGGGATGACGTTCCAAACTATTTTATGCACACTGAAACCTGAAGGAAAATATTTACTCATTTCCAAGAGACACTCTGCTGCAGTAATAAACAGAAAGATTGTCGATTGGTCTGATAACGAAGATAAAGAAGTTGTGACACTTGTGGAGATATTATGAAAAATCGAAAGAACTCAGGAGTAACCCAGTTTGGTTCAGGGGAACCGATACTTCCCCCGGATCCCAGTACGGGTGACATTATCCAGGCCCTGAACTGGTACAACGCAACGTGGGACATCAAGAAACTCAGCACCACTGTTACCAAATACCTCAAACAGAAGAAAATCAAAAAGACCATTCCCTCCACGGTTTCTGTTAGGACCGCCGGGGCGGTAATTCGTTTGATTGAGAGGAACCAGATACCAGACAATCCGGTATTCCTAAAGGAGTGGCTCGAACGTCTTGAGGATAAGGTTCCGACACCGAAATCCAAGGTCAACCGGCCTACGATTCAGGAATCCACTGCAATCAAGCAGAATGAGTATATCACTGGACTTGACAACCTGTTTGAACGGTTCATTGAAACCGGTATGTCCATTTATGGCATGAAGGGTTACCTTTACGATTCTGGTATGAAGGCATCATACGTTCAGGGGTGCATGGATTGGGCACAGTCGGTGTATGATGAAATCCAACTCTCAATGAGTGACCCAGAACTTAAAGAGGGTTATTCAAACTACAGTATTGCAGAGAAGAAAAAGATTCTTAATTTCTTCAACAACATGCTCAAGGAACTTGGTACATACAGGAACGCAGTAAAACCTGTAAGGAAACGGAAGCCCATCCCTGCATCCAAGGTGGTGAAGAAGGTTAAGTTCCAAAAGTTTGATGAGGAACTGAATATTGTATCAGTGATTCCTGAGAAGATCATTGGTGCCTCAATGGTTTTCCTATTCAACACCAAGACCCGTATGCTCTCGTATTACAAATCGATGGGTGGCCTCTCGGTCTCTGGTACGAGTATAAAGGATTTCGATGTGGGACTCTCCAAGAAAATCAGGACTCCAAGCATCTTTCATCAACACTTTCAAGGACTGGGAAAACGTGTTTCGGAAAAGATGTTCCTAAACGACATATCAACCAAACAAAATGTGGCCTCTGGTCGTATCAACTCTGACACAATTATTCTAAAGGTATTCTGATTTTTTATAAATACCCATAGAATAATAACAATAACTTAACCCTTGCGGGAGACTCGCAGGGGTTTTTTTTGATATAAATACTAACATGGAAAAAGATTTTGGTAAACAACTTGAGTGGTTCATTGGTGTCGTAGAAGACAGAATGGATCCAGAATACATGGGGCGAGTGAAGGTTCGTTGCCTTGGGCACCACACAGAAAACAAAACAGAAATTCTCACAGAAGACCTTTCTTGGTCTACCGTGATGGCTCCAACCAACACACCGGCGATGAATGGATTGGGACAAACTCCCCCATTTCTCGTTGAGGGTACATGGGTTACTGGGTTCTTTCTAGACAAACAGAAACAGGAGTGTGTGGTGGTTGGTTCCCTCCCTGGCTTCAATCAGTCAAGGGTACTTGATAAGACCAAGGGGTTCTTTGATCCCTCTGGTGTATATCCAAAGAAACTGGGACCAGATACCAACGAACTCGCAAGACCAGCAGGACACGGGGAACTCCACGACTCCCTGATTACCCGGAGAGCAAACCGAAATCTAACAATCCCCAAGGCTACCAAACCTCTTATATCCACGGTGGAATCTGTTCTTGAGGATCCAAGGGCGACATGGGATGAACCACAACCAATGTCAAATACCCCTACCAAGTATCCATTCAATCATGTAGAGGAATCCGAATCAGGACATGTGCGGGAGATTGATGACTCGCCCGGTGGTGAGAGAATCATGAATTACCATCGTACAGGGACGTTTGATGAGATACATCCAGACGGATCCAAGATGACCAAGATAGTCGGCTCTGAATACGAGATTACCCTGAAGGATAAGAACGTTTATATAGAGGGTGCCTGTAACATTACAGTAAAGGGTGCAGTACGTCAGCTCATTAAAGGTGATTACATACTGGAGGTTGAAGGCAACTACACCGAGAAGATCCATAAGAACCGATATACCAAGATTGGTGCTGGTGAATCGGGGGGTAATGATGCATTTGAAATCCTTGGTAATCGTTCTGGTAACATCAAAGAGAACGAGAACATCCGTATCAATAAGGATACCCAGACAACCTGTAACGGCAATTATAATCATCAGGTAAACGGTAACTATGACCAGACGTATATAAAGGATTTTACCATAACTGCAAATGGAAACATGACACTCCAGGCTGGTAAGAATATGTCCATCACCGCTGTCTCAGATGATTGTACTCTGAAGGCAGGAACCAAGATGAACATACGGGCAGACCAATCAATTGATATGCATTCTGAATCTGCCAACATGATCATAACCACTGCAACCACCATTGACTATACCGCCGGGGGTGCAATCAACGGCACTGCTGGTGGTGATATGACTCTGGTTGGTGGTCCTAACATTAACCTGAACTAGGAATGATGGAATGATTTGTGGAATAGACTTAGATTTTGGTGCTTTACGGGGTGAATTAGATAAACTGAAGTCAGAGGCACTTGGACTTCTTGCATCTACTATGGCGGATGCAAAGGCAGCACTCTCTGCTCAAATGGATGCCTTTGAGTCTACAGTTCGAGGGTGGATACCGGAGCTCCCTGACCTACCGGTGTCACCGGGTGACCCAATGCTCCCAGAACTTTTGGCACTTGCAGCCAAAGTAAAGGATCTTGAGTCGGCAGTTGGTGAAGCAAGAACTCTTTTGATTGCAGAACTTGCAGAACTCAGAACCGAATTTGAATCTACATATGAGGATGCAATTGCTAAGGCTGGTGCAGAGATTGATGCACTTATTTCTGGACTAAACGGTGGTATAGACCCCTGTTCCCTTGTACCAAACATCCTAAAGAAACCTGATGGTACGGTTGGTGAGGTTGTTAAAATACCATTGTATGCAAAGACCGACCCCATTGCAGAAACACCATCAGAGATTGCTGCCCCGATGGTCACACAGGTAAAGAAGATATCCTCTGATCTTGGTGGGACCAAAGCAGAAATGGCTGCTGCAACCTCTGCATACGAGGGGGTTCAGACCGCAATTCTCGGAGAGATATCCTCCTTCAAAGACTCCATGAACAAAGAATCGATTGACCGCTCCGAATACTATAAGACCCTGATAACCAAACTGGAAGAGAGCTCTACATCAGTAGAATCTACTTCCGTTCCATCCGCTGCAAAACTTGCACTGGATAATATTCGACAAGGAACCAGCTTAATATAATGGGTGAATTCACAATAAAGAACGGACAACACCTCCTGACATTTCATAACTTTGATGACATACCGCTTACGTTTGATCATCTTATTTCCTTTAAACCAGACATTCCGGGTGACCCCCATACACCAGAGGAACATGAAGAGATATCTGAATGGAACAATAAACTCCAGCTCCTCATGGAAAGGGAGACAAAATAATGCCTGCTGCTACAAGGATTGGTGATGCAGATGTATCCCACTGCTCCGGAATGACCCGTGCAGCAGGAAGTCCAAACGTTATTGTAAATGGGATCCCGTGGTCAAGACAGGGTGACAACAACACAACTCACCTACTCCCGGGCTCCCCATGTCCATCCCACGCTGCACCAATTGCATCTGGTTCCGGAACTGTTATCGTGAATGGAAAGGGAGCAGGAAGGATTGGTGATGCAATATCTGGATGCACATCAGTTGCAGCAGGGTCTCCAAATGTGTTTGCTGGTGGATAACGTATAAATAATAGAATGGCGACTAAAGACTATTCCGCATATATCGATGCCGAGAGAACCAACCTCACCAATAAGAAGATTGTTAAGGTTTGGAGAGACCTCGACTCCAATTTTGCAAAACATCCAGTAACCTCTGATGTCAATAGAATCTTTGATGTCGAGGCAATCAAGCGTTCGGTCAAACACCTCATTCTAACCGATTTTGGTGAAAGACCCTTTCAACCGTGGATTGGTTCCAATATTAGAGCCCTCCTGTTTGAGAACCTTGACTCCATTGTCATTAGAAACCTGAAAGATACGATTGAGGTACTCCTGAAGAACTTTGAACCACGGGTCGAACTCACTGACCTAGATATCACGGGACTTGAGGAAGACAACAATACCCTGAGAGTCATTATCAACTTCACGCTCGTCAACTTCCCGTCTGGGGAGGTGTACCAACTCGAAACATTCCTCCACAGGATCAAATAAAAATGGCTACAAAACTAAAAACAACAGAGCAGGATTTCTTTCAGATTAAAGCCAACCTGAAGGACTACATGAGGAATCAGACGGAGTTTGCTGACTATGACTTTGACGGTTCTACCCTATCACACCTTCTAGACGTACTC